CAAAGGTTATCTGAACAAAGTGCGCTACGATACGACAGTGAACCTGGAGGCCATCGTTGAAGACACCCCAGGCGCAACACCAGCGCAAATCGTGGAAGGACTTAGTCCTGTCAGTCCTGGGAATAACTTCTCAGGAACGGAGCTGACACTCGATCGTGGGGTTAATACTAAGATTGCCCACACCAAGCTAACAGATCGATTCCGTACAAGTCTTCACCTGGCTAAACTGACTAGAATGCCTTTTGAAGCAGCCGATTATCATATGCTCTATCTTTGAGCACAATCGGTAACTGCCTTTTGAACTGCTGCGTCCAGAGCTTCTCCCAAGAGAGTTCCCTATGTGTCTGATGACTCAGGGCTCTTATCCAAAGCTTCGCATTATGGCGGATTTTCCTACGAATGTTCCGCTCATTTAGCAGTTCTTGAAGGTCAGATCGTGTTAAACCTTCTTTCTCGCCAATCCACTCAGGAATTTCTCCGATGACACCGTCATCGTCCTCGAGATCCGTCTTAAGATCCCAGACTGGCAAGTTTCTCCAATGATACTCCATTAGTTCATTGTAGACCTTAAGGTTTTCATCCTCAAGATGAACCTCACGATCATCATTCTCCAAAAGTAAGGAGGTGTACTCTAGTGTTTCACATACAACATTATGACGCAAGCAAATAGCCTTAAACGTCTTTTGAATAGTTGGATCCAACAAGCAGGTCTTTAAATCGCCAATCATCTTAGGGCGATCTGTATTATATTGTGAAAATATTTCTGAAGCTTGTCTTCTCTGAACTGGAGGTATCTGGCGTTGAAAATCTCGTCCAGGTCTTAAACCAAGACCCCCCAGCCATCTAGGTACAAAGTAGGGTATGCCGGTCAACTCAGGTGACATGAGCACATCATTGTTATGATAGCGAAAGAGTGAATGAACTGTATCATATAACTCATTACCAATCCCCTCAAGTAGCTTATGGTGTCTTTCACCAATAGCCGAAATCTTCTCAAATAGAGATTCATCCTTTACACCAGAACGGACCATTCCTTTCATTAGTCCGAAATTGACGAACGGTGTCTCGACAAATTTATTATTGATCTTTAACCCCGAAGGAAGCATTAGTGCCTCTTCCTCAAGGTAGATAAAAGATCTTGAATTCATCTCGATAAAATCACGGGAGAAAAATGTTTTTCCAACACTATTATTCAATCCCACGATACCCGAACATCCAACCCAGTGCTCAAAATTCTTAAGAGCGAAACAGCAATCATCGCCATTAATGAGTGCTTCAAAATCCTTGAGAGTGATAGTCTCACCTCGATCAAGTTCTTGAGCTTTCCTACACACAGCAGCATTCACGATACACAAGATCACGAATGAAAGCACTTTTCCCATTGGTTGTGCCTCAATCTGCCTTCCTGACATCTCAACCTTCCTTTTGGTGGATTTGTCTACATAGGTGTAAAGTACTGTGTTATCACACAATGACTGAATACAAAGTTTTTGATAATCTTCTGAAATATTCAATCTCTGAGCAACGAGAGTAATAGCATGCCGTGTATAACGGCCAAGCATCTCATTTGTGGCATTATCATAATCGCCGCTCAAAAACTTCTCACCCGGATAAAGCCTTGGTATTTGTTCCGACAAATATTCTGCTTTCAGAGGTGTACCTGTCACTTTAAAACAAGGAAACTGTAAGAGTAATAGTGACATATATTTTTGGATAGGTTTGAGGAGGAACGTCTCTAAAGCGTTCGATGTAGAAATCCCTCTTATTTTAAGAGCCTCCAAG